ATAAATCTTTAATCTTAATAATTCTATCTTTGAGCCAGATATGCTGATTTTCTTCGAGACAGTTCCAACCAGTTATTACATCAGGATAATCATCAGCTAAATACTCTATAAATTTAGTAAATAGCTCTCGTTCTGTTTTACAATGAATATAAGTTACATTATCTGACTTATTTATATAAGGTTTTAAACCAAAAGTAAAATATTGCTTATTTAGAGTATCATAGCAGGTAATAACGTTAACTACATGAGTTGGATCGTCAATATTTGGAAAGCTGCCAACAGAATAAGTCTCAATGTCAATATAGGTAATTTTAAGCGGTAATTTGGTAAATTCAGGTGTTTCATTTACATTACAAAAAGTATCAATTAGATATTGCTGCTCAGCCGGGAGATTTTCATATAATCTCTTAATACCTGAGCTAGTAACGAATTTATATCTATCATATGCAGTATTAAATGACTTCTTACGCACTTTAGTACCAAAGATAGACGTTTTTTCACCGCGAGGATCGTCTACGTATAAATAAGGAGTACAAGAAACGGTATTTAAAACTCTTTTACCATCTTCATCCCAGGTAAATAACTTAATAGCTTGCTCATTACTATTATAAATTGCATTTCTATACATATATTATCTATTATAGTATAGTTCATTTGCAAAACAATGGTTTTTACTTATTCCATTTAGATAAAAATGGTCGGTCTGATGAACCGTAAGGCGTGTTAAGAGCTTCTAGATGACAGCCAATGTTTTCAGGATTTTCAAGAGTACGAGTAGCTCCCATTGCATTTAATTGTTCAATATTTGCTTTGTATTGTTTACGATTTTTATAATTTAATATAATATCTATTTTATTTTTTAGCTCTTGAGTTGTTTTAAACCTTAAATCAGAGGGTGCAGTTGAATAAGTTACAAGATCTTGACATAAACAAGGTATTCCGAGTAAAGCTGCTTCAATAAATTTAATATCAGATTTTGATTTGTTAAAGTTATTATCTTGAAGTGGTGCAATCATTAATTGCGCTTGAAGACCTGCAATAAATTTAGGATAATCAATTAACGACTGCCATTGATGGAATTCAATATCGCCATTTTGAACATACGGCAATAGAGGTGGTGGAAATGAACCGACAAACACCCATTTATATTTATGTCTTGTATCTACAACAAGCTGTACAATCTGTTCGAAATCATCCTTACCCCCTACCTTATTATCAACATCATAATGAGCTCCTGAACCGGTATATAGAATTCGTGGACGTTTAACATTCCGTTCATAATCATCCCAAACTCGACGCTTATTATATAAATAACCCATCCAAGTAAAGGGAACAAAGTTTGGTAATACAGTTATTTCTTTTTTACCTGTTCTTTCTTGATAAAGATTTTTCATAAAGTCACAAGTAACAGTAACTTCATCACACATATTAATTATATCAATACAATTTTGACGTATTTCGTCAGTATCAAACGCAAATTTAAATTTGTTATAATCAGGAATGTCTTCTCTAAATACTACATCATCTACTTCATAAATAATTTTAAAATTATACGTCTTTTTAACATCAGTTAAAAATTTCATAAAATCTTTTTGAGTATTACTTGCTTGTCGTTGAACTTTTACACAAGTTAAATTTTGATACCATCTTGGATCAAGAACCATAGCAGTTAACGAAGAAGAACAACCTCTACCGGTAGCATTTATTATTTGTTCAGGCCATAAAATTCGCCAATGACCGCATCCAGAGTAATCTGCTAAATAGTTAACGTATTGGAAGAGAGAGAGCTCAGGTGGTGCTTCCTGACGAGGTGGAGCTGGCGCTAGATTAATACCAAATTGACCTCTATTTGTATTACTAAAGGGTTGTGCAAAAGGTGTAGGAAACGGATTTACGTTATACATACATTATATAATGTATGCTGATACTTAAATCTACTAAATATATTTAACTATAGTTTACTCATGTACATTAGAGCCTTCACGTGTAACGTATTTTTTATTTACATTTATAAGTTTATTATTCTTAACATATACTTGAGTTTTTCCGTCAACGTTTAAAAATGTAGGTACTTGCTCTACAGTACAATTTTCAACATTAGCTTTACCATGTTTTGTTGATGTACTCTCACCTATTCTAATAGCGGTTATACCTCCTGTTATATAACAGTCTTTAACAATTGCTCCTACAGCACCGTTAACTTGACAGCTTTTATCACCTCTGGAGTTATTATAAAATTTACAATTTAAGATCTTAAAGTTATAACTTTTATCTTTAATATTGGAAACATAATCTTCGCTAATACCCGTAAACAACATATTTTCAATTGTTACATTAGGAGTTTGTACGATTATACCTCCTGGCACATCTCGTACATAACCATTCATTAAAGTACAGTCAGATATTCGTAATTTAATTGGTGTATTAGTTTCATCTTGACTATTTGATGATTTTTTTAACTTAGAACCGTCTAAACAACCTCCTTGAAGGTCAATTATATTACCTATAATTTTTATTTTACCGTTTGTTGCTTCTGTAACATCATCAATATTATTCCAAACTGGAGTACCTGTTAGTTTAATGGTATACTTAGGTGTAAAGCTAGGTGGCTTTACACCATCTTTAGGACCTGCGCTAGCGCACGAACCTAGTAATATTGCACATAAAGCTAGTAATAATTGTTTAATCATATTTGTTTAGTTTTTATTTATTTTTTCAATCTTAAATGATCCGACAATAGTTTTAGTTGTATTATCTACACTAAATCGAACATTATCCTCAACTACAACATACTCTTTAACGAAGTAAGTATTTTCTATTTTTCCATTGCCGTCATAATCAGTAATTAAATATCCTGACTGTGTGGGTGTTGTTACCTTCGGTGATGGAGTTGTACAAGAAAGAATAAAAATAAAGGGTAATAATAGAATTGTCTTCACTATATTATTTACTCATATAAGCTATATTACTCAACTAAAGCACAGGCTACCCCGCCACGATTTAATAACTTTTCTAAATTACTTATTTCAATATAACCGTTACCTGTCACTCCCCATTCCGTACCCCAAGAATTTCTTATCCATATTCGATTATGCAAGCCATCAAAGCGAAATGCTAAAACAGCATGATGTCCTAATAAATTACCACCTAGTGTAATTTGTCCATCTTTTTCTGGTATATTCATTTTATCATACCATGGGATACTCATTACAATAGGGCTTATTGTATTGAGGTATAGTGATACTTCTTCTGATTTACATGTCCAGTATTTTTTCTTAATAATTTTTTTATTAATAAGATATTCTATAGCGTGATTTAGCTGACAGCCTTCAATATTATCAGGTGTGTTTCCTAGTTTACGGGCGGCGTTATATATTTCAAGCGGTTTACACGGTTCTTGAGAGATAGGTTCTGCATTAAGTAACCCCGTCAAAGCCATATCAACACAAATACCTTTATCTCCTTGATCTAAGACTTTACCTATTTTATAATTACGAAAAATAGTCTCTTTCTTAGTACTCATCGTTAATGGAAATCCTAATTGACTATCTGGTATTTTAAACGGGAGCGCGCCATAAGATTTCTTTTGAGGAGTATTATTAGACATATTAATAATTATGTCTAAAGTACAAAAATTACTTAAATTTCTGTATAAGGTATGCGAGTGGTTATACCGTTGCTTTTCTCAAGAAAAATAATTTCTCCTGTTACTTGTTTAATAGATTCTTTTCTATGTGAGATAATAATAACGCATTCGTTTAATTCATCGATTCGATTTTTTAGAACATCTGTAACTAATTCAATACCTTTCTCATCAAAAGATGAATCAAATAATTCATCATATATAGCAATATTATAACTCACTCCGCCCTGCATCCGTCGTAAATCTGAAAAAGTAAATAAGCAAGCTAGGTCGATTGTTTTTCGTTCTGCACCAGAGAAATTAAAGTACGAGCATATTTTATTCTTTTCATTTAATATCTCTTCCTCAAAGTATTCATTGAACATACATATAGAGTTTGAGTCGAGCTTTTTAAGATAAAATAATAATCTGTTATTAAGCATATCGAGTAGTTTATTAACTATATAAGATTTAACTCCTTCTTCACTTACAACATACTTTACAATATCTAACTCACTAAGTCTTTTACTTAGTTCATCTTCTTTTACAGTTAGCTCATTCACAGATAAACTTTGCTCTGCAATGATATCGGCATAGTTTGTATTATTATCTGATAAATTTGCTATATCAGAATCTAACTCAGTTAACCAACAGTCTAGCTGTTTAATACGCTCTTGTTTATGTTTTTTATCTAGAACTTTTAAACTGTTTTGATGTATATTTTCTTTAAGAGATGTAAGCTTAGTCTTAATAAGTAATTTTTTATTAGTGTATTCTTCCTGTAGTTTACTATCTTCTTTAATAGCTAACACGATGTTATCAATATTGACTTTAATAGTATCTTTTTCCGACTTAATATAATTTAAATCATGTTCTTCTATACCTCTTAAACATATAGGACAGGTTTCTTCAGCTGTACCTATTTTTTGATAGGTAGCTTTTAAATCTGTAATTCGTTGTTTATTAACAGCTACACTATCATTATATTTTTTAATATACTCTTCACATTTGTTTAATTTTTCTTCATAAGCTACAATCGTTTGCAAAATATCTGCATCAGACACACTTTCAATACTATTGATAATTTCAAGTAGCTGATTTTTTTCATTTATATTATTAAATTTACGTGATTCGTATAAATTAAGCTTTTCTTGTTGCGCACTAGCCATTTTAATCTGTTGATCATTGTAGCTTTTGAGTGTTTTTTCTGCTTCAGTAAGCTTAGTGAAGTTTATTTCTTTATCTCTTTTGATATCGTTATACTCTATACGAAGAGCTGCAATCATATCACTAAAAACTTGAAGACCAAAAATATCTTCAATAAACTTACGTTTATCTATTTTACTTTTTGCCATAAACGGGATTGCATCATTAACTGTCATAATAACACAATTTTGAAAAATAGCGGGTGATGCACTTATTACATCACATATAAACTTATTAGTGTTACCTATACTATCTAAAGTCTTTTCTATTTCATTTTCAAATATTTCTATCTTCGAAGGAGACAAGTTCCGAATAACTTTATATTGTTTTGTATCTGCAGAGGTAATAACTTCAAAATCTAGCTCTACATGCGTTTTACCTCCAGTTACATTATTAGGTATTAAATCCTTTTTTAGATCTCGTAATGTTTCACCAAATATAGCAAAATATATTGATTCAGCAATGGATGATTTACCAATAGCATTACGTCTATCTGGTTTATCTTTATTATTACCGGTAATAATATGAAGTCCTTTTGAAAATTCTATACTGACTGGATCTTCTCCAATAGATAGAAAGTTTTTAACAGTGATTTTTTTAAAGTTTACGTATTTCATTCTTTACATTTCCGATACAAGTCGATAGTATAGTTTATTATAGCTTCTTTATTTTTAATATCTAGTAAGTTAGTAAATTCAATAATGGCTTGTTCTATATCAATACCTGAAAGATCCTGCTTTTCTTTATTATCATCTAATATTCTATTAAAGTTAATATCGTAATCGACTGTTAATGCTTGAGGAGATAATAAGTTTAATTTTTTAATAAGAATATTCATATCATCTTGACAAATATTCTGATCAACTTTAAGTTTTACAATATTTTTATCAAATATTTTTTTAATTTTATCTGTAAAGCTACCTTCCTTTACTAATTCACTCAAGTATATACGCTCATATAAAGGGGATACTTTATTTTCTATAAACTCATATTGCAGAGTATCTAGATCTAATACATGATAACCTTTAGTATTGCCAGCATCACCGAAATCCATCTGAAAAGGATTACCCGTATATAATATTGTACCAGAATCGTATTGCTTTTCATGCCTATAATGAAAATGTCCTGATATTACTACTGGAGCTTTATATAGAAGATCTGGTATATTAAATCCTTCTTCACAATACTTAAAAGTATTCATTTTAAAACTTACAATTTCAAAATGTCCAAATATTATATCACTTTTTGGTATATCTTCTATAGCAGTGTTCCAAGGACAAAAAGTTATAGTACGATCAAAAGCTTCTAGTGTATATACACTATCAAATATAGTAACATTCTTTCTATTTTTAAAAATAGATAAAGAATTTACATCTGTTCTATGCTTAAAATAAATATCATGATTACCAGTAATAGCAATTAAATTAAAATCTTTAAATATATCTAATATATCTGCTGATATCTGTAAAGTACTTACTGAAATCTCACTACGATTGTGATGCCAATCACCACAAAAAATAATATCAGTAATCTTTTTATTATTAAGCTCTTCTTTTAACCATTTTGCCCAGTTTATTGCTATTTCATGCCAAAAGCTACTATTAGAATGAATACCTAGATGTAAATCAGATATAATAGCTACTTTTGATTTATTCAGCGTTATATTCATCGTAATTATCAGAGTCAATTGGTTTAATGTAAATATGCTGCCCGTGTGTAGTATACGGATCGTTCATAGCACTTTCATAAAACTGCTCTTTATAATTTGTTAACGCTTCGTGATGTCTTTTTTCCTTTTTAATTCTATTAATGAATGCGTGAAAGGCGATTGTAGTAAAGTAAGAGAAGGGATTAGAGTTAGCGTCGAAGCTATACTTTCTATATTTCAAAGCTGCATACATTTTTATTAAGGCATCTCCTATCATATCATCTTTATATGTATAGTTAATAAAAGATGGATTATAACTTAATCCATAAGCTATCTTCTTTATATTTTCTGCAAGATCGTCAGTTAATTTATCACATTCGTAATATACTCTTAATGATTCTTTAAAATCTTTTGGATCAACATAATTGTGCTTCTCTTTAACTTCCTTCATACACAATGATATTATGGTTATTAATTAAATCAAGGCTGAGCTATATATTTTATAGTATTTTTTATTTTTTCTAGCTTATAAATTTCTTGTCTTTTTAGATTATGCTCTTTACCATACTTTAAATTATCAGCAATATCTAAAATTATTAACTTTTCTTTATTATTATGCTTTCTTAAACCTCTGCCAATCGATTGAACTGTACGTACAAAGGATTTACCTCCTGCGGCAAAGATAATATTATGAAGATTTTTAATATTAACACCGGTTGAGAAGATAGCACTAATAGCAACACATATAATGTTGTTATTTTTTTCCATTATTTGCTTTATTTTTTCTCTTTCATCAACTTCAACCGAGCCTCTTATAAAAAAGACCTGCTTATCAGCGAGATTTAATAATTTGTTATAAACTATCTCACCATGTTCAATAAAATTAACAAGTATTAATGTATTATTATTGAGTTTTTTACTTAAAGTTAACAATAAGTTATTTCTAAACTCACTATTATGTAAAAACGTCAATTCATCTCTGTAACTATTGTCAGTTAGATTAGGAGGTTTGCTGTTATATGTAATATCTAGTGTTTTGATCTCAACATTTACTAAAAACTCTTCTGTTCTTAGCTCATAACTTGATTTTTCGTATATTGTTGGACCAAATTTACCTAAAATAGACCATTTATCGATTTGTTCTTCGGGTAGAGTACCTGTAAAACCATACTTACTAAGTGTTTTTATCTTAGAAACTATCTTACTAATCTTATTATCTGCTTTAATGCCGTGTGCCTCATCTACTATAAGTAAATCTACATACTTTACCCATTCGTTTTTATCGAATTGACTCTGAAGTATACCTATATTACAAATAATAACGTTAGCTGACATGTCTGGTGCATGAGAACCAGTCCATTTTGTAAGATTAAAGGTAATACCACAGTTAATAAACTCATCATACGTCTGTGCTACTAAGCCTAAGTCAGGTACAATGACTAAACACTTAAATAAGTTAGGTTTAGCGCTGTTTTTATAGTGATTTTCGATAAGAGCTGCTGTTACAAACGTTTTTCCTGCACCAGTACCTAGGATACATAGCCCTCTTCCTAACTTTAAAGCTTTTAACACAACTTCTTCTTGATAATCACGTAACTTAAACGTAAAAGTATCAAGAAGTATAGGATTACTATTAGATATTGCGTCTAATACCTCTTGTAATTTACTTGTTATAACAAGATTAACAAGTTTTTGTGTTTCTATAAGGTATTTTCGTAACTCCCAGTAGATTCCAAACTCACAAATGCCTGTTGGTGTTATTATATACTTACGTTGTGGTGCAAATCTATTAGAACGACGTGCAAAGTGTGCATTCTTAATCTTAACACTAAAAAAGTTACGGATTTCTATAAATAAATCAGTATTTTCCGTGTAAATTCGCAGTTTACCTGTAGAAACAGTGTAATCTAGTGTAATATCCGTCATAGTTGCTCAAGTTTAGCTAGTTCAACGACGTTTTTTATCTCCCACACCATGGATCCCATGATTTTCTCGACTTTTTCGAGATATTCAATGATATAATCATATTCTTTTATCTTATCACTGTATACTTCCATGTCTTTTGTGTTATCTGCAGCATATTCTGCTGTCTGTATAGTAATTTTAACAGGACTTTCGGTTAAAATACGGTTAGCTAGCTCTTTTTTAAAGGCTTTTTTATGTTTTATAAGCTTTTCACGTTTAATCTTAGCGTCAATTAGTCTAGCTACCCAAAAATGCTTACGAGATGGTAGTTTTAACTGAATATCCTTGATATTAAAGTCAGTTACCACTAAATCTTTATTAATCTCGTCTATATATTTGGCTAATAGTTCCACATATACAGTATAAATATAAATATGAATAAATCAATAGGTAGATTTCAAGAAGCTTTTAATAAAGTAATAGAGGAAGACTCTTCTACTGCAGGAGCTCTTGGTGGTTCTGCTGGAGGATTTAATCCAGCTGCAGGTAAAATTACGTCAACTGACTTTTATGCTTCTGGAGATGCGCGAATCGCAACTCCTGATGGCATTATACAAAAACGAACTGGTGCAATAAAGTTAAAATCAAAACGAACACGTAAACAAACTAAAAGACGTACACAAAAACGAAGAACAACAGCACTATGATTGACTTAGGGCATTGGAACTATGCTAATATATTAACAGAATCTACTGAATTACCGTTCGGATTTGTATATATTATTACAAATTGTGTTAATAATAGAAAGTATATTGGTAAAAAACAATGTCAAACTGTTAAAAAGCGAGCACCTCTTAAGGGTAAAACAAGGAAAAGACGTGAAATAGTTGAGACAGACTGGAAAACATACACATCATCTTCAAATGATTTAAATAAAGACATAGAATTACACGGTAAATCTAATTTTAAATTTGAAATATTACAGTGGTGTAACTCAAAATGGATGTTATCATACGTAGAAGCTAAACTTCAATTTGAACATGAAGTACTTTTAGATAGCTCATACTATAATGGAATCATTAACTTACGAATCGGTAAAAAACCAGCAAGCTACAATAGTTTATAATTTTAATAATAGTAAAATTAATTTACTTAATATAAATGATATCATAAGAGATGCATACTTTCAAGTAAATATAGATGCAAGTACGTATAATATACCAGATGATTATAAAAACGGTGATATAAAAAAGTTATTTTATAACTATGTGATTTATGGCTTATGTGAAATATTAAAGGTTAAGCATAATAGTTATAAAACAATTATATACTTTAACACTCACTCTATATTCAATAAAGAAAGAGGTAAAGATTTTATTAAAACTGTTAATTATATCGTTAAGAATTTAATAAAAATATTACCTTTTGTTTTTATTAGCAGTAATTATACTTTTTCAACTTTTATTCAAAAAGTTCAGCAAAACGACGCAGAATGTTGTATTTTAACAGAGGATAGTATTAAAAAAGCATTTAATTTTGATATATGTAAAATAACATCAAAAAAGCTTAATTCTTTTATTAATAAGAACGATTTAACATTTTTGAGTAATGGTTATTTTAAGAATAACCTCTACAAATTGTTATTTTAAGTATAAATATTGTTATGAGTAAATTTTTAAGGATGATAGAATCGAGTCTTCCATCAGAAGACCAGACTAATCGTACATTAACGTCTAATAGTGTGCTTATGGATATAACAGATAGTATACGCAATTTAAATTTAACATATTTTATTAAACCAAAAAGACCTTCTAACCCAGCGATGACCGGAGATGTAAAAGAGACTGGTATTGTATATGTTAATGACACACCTAAATTTAAAATTACTATAACACCTATTGGATCTGAAGATGCAGAAGATGCTGATATTATAGGTGGTGGTATAAAAACAAGTACTAAATACGGGCCCGGCGCTCGTGTAGCTGCAGATAAACTAGCTCAAACTGCGACACGTAGATTTTCTGATGTAGAGAAAGAATTAAATTCAAGAAAACCTAAAGCAAATATAATTTAATGAAAACTCTAAATCTAATAAACAAATATTTTAGAATTATAGAGCAAAGTAATGAATCTCTTGATGCAACAGAGCCAACCGCTCAGCAACCTCAAGAAGGAGCACCTGCTTCTGAGCAACCTGAAAAAGAGGATAAAGGTATAGCTAGTGCTGGAGAGCAATATTTAATTGTTTTAGCTATTAAGGCGTTTGCACATACTCCTAACAGTCAAGAATTGCGGTGGCTAGATAAGATACAATCAACTTATCGTAATACAAATCCTAAAAAAATAGCAGCACACATAGCTCCAAGGGTTGGTCTTTGACAAAAAGAATTTTCAAAGTTATATGTAGCTCCTAAGCCAGATCAAGAAGTTAATACGTTATCTGAAGAGGGTGAAAAGATGTTAATTGATATCATTATGAGAGCATTTGAACATACTCCAGATGA